CCCACTTCCTATCATTTTGGACTACCCCCTAACAAGTTTGCTCACTTATTATGGTAATCCATTTTGGTATGAGGTGGGTCATTTTTTTCCGGCCCTTTGGGTCAATTATAGTCCGGCCTTAACACCGCTGTTTGAATAGCCATCCACACCGTAGAAAATGTTGTCTTTATGGTATTTAATATCGTAGTAAAGAAAGTCGATATCGCATTCCAAATCGTAGTGATTACGGTTTGTATCGCAGTAAATACCGTTGTAATAACCAGCTTGTACGCATTGATATAGGTTGTAATTGCTGTCTTTATCACTTCAAGTACAGTAGTGAAAATATTCTTGATACCTTCCCAAACCGTAGTAAAGAAACCTGTGATTGCTGTCCATACCGTGGTGATTCCTGTCTTTATTGCTTCCCATGCGTTTGATATCGCTGTCTTTATTGCTTCAAGCGCCCCATCAATGAAGTTCCTGAATCCTTCGCAGTTGTCATACAAAAGCTTGAATGCCCCGGCAAACGGATTCACTAACAAAAGAAGTAACCCTTGCCAGTTGTTCTTTACAAAATCAATGATTGCCATAAAGAACCCTTTGATAGCTTCAACTGCTGTAGAAATAACTGACTTGATTCCTTCCCATAAGTTAATCCAGAACTGTCTGAATCCATCACACTTGTTCCAAAGCACAACGAATATTGCTATTAGAGCAACAATAGCTGCAATGATCAGAACATATGGATTCGCGGCACATACAGCATTAAAGGCTGCCATAGCACCTTGCACAGCTTTTAAGGCTCCACCAAGTTTCGGAATAACCGTCATAATTGTTCCAACCGAAGATATGATCTTTCCAACAACAATCAGCACGGGACCAATAGCCGCAACCACAAGCGCAATCGTAACGATTACTTTCTTTGTTCCTTCATCAAGTGAATTGAGCCAATCAACAACATTCTGAACCACTCCAACGATACTTTTTATTGCAGGCATCAGTAACTGACCAAAAGAAATAGCCAGTCCTTCAAGGGCTGACTTTAAGAGTGTTAACTGACCTTGCAAATTGTCGAGCTGGGTGTCTGCCATCTGCTGTGCTGCTCCGGCACTGTTTGTAATAGAGCCTTGCAGACTATCCCAAGTCTCTCCTGTGTTTGCTAATAAAGCATTTACAGAAGAAAGGTCTGTCTTATTAAAAATTGTGCTGATAATGTTTGCTTTTTCTTCCGAGGTCATTCCATCCATTGATGTATTAAGGTCACCCAAAATATCATTCATGGATCTCATATTACCTTCAGAGTCGTATACAGATACACCAAGTGCCTCCATCTGGGCTGCGGCCTTGTCGGTAGGGTTCTGCAATGACAGGATAATATTTCGAAGATGTGTACCACCTTCTGCACCCTTGATACCGTTGTTAGCCAAAATACCAAGAGCCGTATTAAGTTCTGCCGTTCCACCCTTTATCGACTTGGCTGTTGCACCAATAGTAAGAATGCCTTCTCCTAACTGTGCAACGGATGTATTGGTAGATGAAGCCGTCTTTGCCATCTGGTCAACCATTGTATCAGCCTCAGATGTTTCCATACCAAGGGCAGACATCGCATCTGTTACCATATCCGATGCTGATGCAAGATCAATACCACCTGCTGCCGCAAGGTTAAGTACAGTAGGAAGAGTATCTGCCATTTCCTGTGTGCTATATCCTGCAAGCGCAAGGTAATTTAATGCCTCGGCACACTCACTTGCTGAAAAGGCGGTTGATGCACCCATCTCCTTTGCAAGATCATTTAAGGCATCCATTGTATTTACGCTCTGTCCGTTAAGGGTTGACATGGAGTCTTTGGTAATACCCATAGTTGCCTGTACCTGTGACATCGAACTCTCAAAATTCGCAGCCGTTGTAAGAGATGCGGTTCCAAGTGCTGTAACGGTAGCCGTAACAGGTAGCATCTTCTTTCCTGCCTCTTGCATACCATCACCGACTGTTTTCATCTTCTCTCCGGCATTTCCAATCTTCTGTAATGCCGTAGCTGACTGATTGGCGGCTGTCTCTAGCTTCTTTAGGTCAGCCTCTGTTTCTATGATTTCTCTTTGAAGTGCATCATACTGTTCCTGCGTAATATCTCCATTTTCAAGTGCTGTGTTAGCCTGCTCTGCTGCCGTTTTCAAAGTCTCAAGTTTCTGCTTGGTTTCATCAACGGCTTGTGCCAGGAGTTTTTCCTTCTGTGCAAGAAGTTCTGTATTACCTGGATCCATTTTTAAGAGTTTCTCTACATCCTTAAGCTGACTCTGTGTAGATTTAATTTCTCCATTTAAGCCTTTAAGGGCAGTCTGCAGCTTGGTAGTATCTCCACCAATCTCAACGGTAATACCCTGTATTCTACTTGCCATCGGTCTTCCTCCTCTCCTAAATAATCACAATAAAAGCACCGACATTTCTGCCGATGCTCTTCCTTAAAATCTGTCAAAATCTTGCTGTGTGGCTAATTCCTTATAGCCTTTATAATCATCATTTCCATTCTCCGCATACATATCATTCACAAGCCCAATCGTAAGAAGGTCAAGGTCACGAATGCTTATTCCAAGCTGTACGCATCGAAGTAGGAATAATGGGGTTGTCATTTCCCTGTCAGTTGGGCGAAGTTTTTTTTAGACTCCACATCCGTCTGAACATTAAGGCCCCATAACTCAATAATGCTTGGCAACACCTGGTAAATAGAAAAGGTGTTAAAATCATCCAGCCACTCTTCTGGTGTGTCCGGGATTGATGGGTCTGCGTGTTTGGCCATTACATACGCAATGTTCTCAAACATCTCAAGGGAGAATAAATCAAGGTTGGAGTTTGTCTCGTCCCCATCTCCCACTGCCTTCTCCAATGAACGAAGGTCTTTATAAATATCTCTGTTGAATTTTATTCTATAAATTCTAGGGATAGCTGCAGATGCCTTAAATGGCACCTGCTTTCCATCTATCTCCACTTTCTTCATAATGCTCATGGATTATTCCTCGCTTCCTTTAGTAGTGGATGTAAGATACACCTCGTTGTACCAGTTCTGATAAACCTCATCGGTAGTATCATCACCTGTCTTTGCCTTAACAAATCCGTTTTCAAGTGGTGTAGCTGTAAGGGTAAGTGTCTCAGTCTGAACTTCGATTTCATCCTCATTGGTCTGTGACTCAATGGAAGGACGGCTTGCCGCACACTTATAAAGGACATGACGGATTTTTCTTACATCTCCATCAAACTCAAACAAGAGTGCAAAGTTCGCTGTCTCTGCATTTGCATCCTCAATGAGAACCTTATTGTCATCGAGTTTCTCCTTAAGAACATCCAAACGGAATGATTCAGGAACCATCGCAATCTCAAGGTCACCTTCATAACCCATGTTGTTGGAAATCGTGTAATACGCATATCCATCCGCATAGAAGTTACTAGGTTCTCCATTTGCATCAAGTCCAATCGATACAGCACCCGGAATAGCAACAGGCGTGCCGTATGATACATTGCCCTGCTCATCAATAGTAAGCAATGCGTAATGTACATTTTTAAGGTTGTACTTTACCTTGTTCTTCTTATTAGCCATCGTTAATTCCTCCTTATACTGGCATTTCAAACTCAAAGGCTACTTCATAGAGTTTTTCTTCCTCAATCCATACCTCGTTTTTTGCATAAAAAATACCGTGGCTATCAAGCACGGCTGTTACCTTTTCCTCTATAGCCGGATTCTTAAAATCCGTATATAGCTCAATTCTCACACCACTTACCTTGTAATATACAACTCCATCTGCAGCGAAATTATCATCTTCCGGCAACAGATAACAGATAAATGGTGGATCTGGACTTTCTCCCTCTGCGAAATGATCATACGCATAGGAAAGCCCAATCTCTTCCATAATTCTTATTACCTCTTCCATCATGAACCTCCAAGTGCTCTTTTAATGTCTGCCTCAAGGTCTTTTGCTGCTTTTTCTTCTGCAGGTGCGATGTGTGGGATTGCCTTTGTCCTTCCACCGCCTCTTTTAGCATGACCCTTTTCAAGCAGGTGTGCCAGCTGATACTTCTTTGGAGAATGTACTGTAAGTTCCAAAGATTCAGAAGTTTCTTTCGTGGTCTTTACAGTCCAGCTCTTCGAATAGGCACCTGTTTTCTTTGGAGCATTTGCTTGGATGTCCTTTTTTACCGACCTTCCAGCTTTTCTTACAGCGGTCTTCATATCGGCAGTCGCAAGGTTCTTATACTCGGTAAGTCCCTTCATGATTTCTTCCGCAAGATTATCAACTGTTACATTTGCCATGCTATCTCCTCACTTTCTGGCATCTGAATTTCAGACACTTATTTTTGAAATTCATGTGGTCAATAAAAGTTATGTTGTACAGTTCTCCGTTAAATAGCACCCGAAGTTTTGTCGGGTCAGCATCCTTTAGTGCCTTGCAATAGCGAACTGTAAATGCAATGTCCGCATCATAAAAAGTATTTGCTGCGATGTTTTTCTCCGAACCACTCTCGCCACTTACCGTGGCATAGCAGGAATAATAATCAATCCACTCATTTTTATGATTTCCTATGGCATCCTTTGTGACCTCATTCTTCTGAAAAGTAATCCTTACATTAAGCAATGCTACTTCCATTAAAATCCCACCTTTCTGATGCCGGAAAGAAGTGAGCGAAGCGTCATCTCCAGTTTGTGGTGGTCAGCATCTTCCCTATGCTCGTACTGATATGCAACTGCATACATGACCGCTACCTTTGCTGTATCCTTGCGTCTAAATACAGACCTGCACTTTATCCTTGCAATATCCATGCACAAACGCTCGGAAGAAATAATAAGATTTTCAATAAGAGCATCATCATCATCAAAATCAATACGAAGATACTGTTTCATCTCTTCTACAGATATGATAAGTTCCATAGAAAATCATTCCTCCTTCCAAAATGGAAATGGTCCTATCCTAAGATAAGACCACCTCCGTCAGATACTATTTTGTTGTAGAAGCTGTGGCAGTACCCGCCTTCTGCTGGAGAACCTTGATAGCTTCAGGAAGGATTAACTTACCATCCACTCTCTTGGATGCAAGGAAACCAACCTGGCCAAGATCTGCATATCTCTCATTAAGACGCTTGAAAGATACACCCTGTCTGTCACCAATCCAGTAGTAAGAGAAGTCACCGAACATGACTGTCTTTGCTCCAGCTGCGATTTCAGGTGCATAAGGAGATGTGATTACTCTCTTACCAAGAATAGTATCGTACTCCTTCTCTCTTAATGCAGGCTGCCATAAATACTGACCGTTTGAATCCTTAAGCTTTCTGATTGCAGCAACTGTCGAATCATTCATGAGCCATACAGCATTCTTACGGTAAGGTGACTTAAGGCTGTAGTAAAGGTCGATAAGTTCATCTGCTGTGATAGCTGTTGTACTACCTGCAGTAACACCGATATCTGCACCACCTGTAGCATTAAGAATACCAGTAGGCTTCTTGCTACCATCACCGATAAGGAATGCTTCCTCTTCCTTGTTACCGATACGTCTTGCAAACTCAGACTGGAAATAGGCCTCAAGGTCAAATGCAGAGTCATTTAAGAGTTCCTCAGATACCTTGATGATTGTACCGACCTTGTGAGCATCAATCTGCTCTGCACCAAATACATCATCACTCTCTCCGTAAGCTGCACCTTCATCAATCCAGTTCGCTACACCCTTTGTGGTAACGATAGGAATCTTGTGAAGACCGTTTGAAGTAGTAAATACGTGTGCAAGGTTACGCACAACACCATCCTCTTCAAGTGCCTGAATAAGAGTCTTTTCAAACTCGTCTGGTACAAGGTATCCACCTTCTGAATCAGTTCCTTCAGAAAGCATATTACGAACCTCGTATGAAACACCGTCCTTTGCACGAACCTGATCCCAGAATGCCTTCTTGTATGCATCAGAAGCACGACCTGTCTTTTCGTCCTTCTTCTTGTTGTCAGGCTTTTCTGTAATAGGTGTTGCTATAGGAGCTGCCATCTCACGCTCCATTGCATCCATTCTCTCCTGACGCTCGATTTCATGACCGAGGTCTACAATCTCCTGCTCCATTCTCTCATAGGTCTGTGTGTCCTCTGCTGAAAGAATGCCCTTCTCGTTTCTGTGGGAGTCAAGAAATGCCTTTGTCTGCTCCCATGCCTTTGCACGCTGTGTGCGTAATTCATTAATCTTACTCATTGTTCAAATTCCTCCTTAAGGTTTAATTAGACTGAGTCTCTTTTCGAGTTCCTCAATTGATGTGCCAGTCTCTTCTTCATTAACTGGCATAGTTACATTGGCAGGTTTCTGTGCCGGGATTACTGCTGCCTGTGCAGGTGTTTTCTTCACCGCTTCATCCTTTGGCTTAAAGTGAGTCATCAGCTTGTTCATAAGCCTTGTCTCTGTTTCTTTGCCCGAAAATGCATATGCAGGAATGTCATCCGCACTCTTTTTCTCATCCACCAAAATGTCATCTGCAAAACCAAGTTCGATTGCTTTATTTGCATTCATCCAAGTTTCCGAATCCATAAGGTGTGACAGCTTTGCACGAGACATACTTGTTTTAATCTCGTAGGCATTGATAATGCTTTCCTTGACCTCATCAAGCATCTCGATTGCTTTCTCCATGTCCTCGTGATTTCCGTAGGCCATAGTCATTGGGTTATGAATCATCATTAATGCTGTAGGTGCCATAAGCACTGTTGTGCCTGCCATTGCAATAACGGAGGCTGCACTGGCAGCGATTCCATCAATCTTGACCGTCACATCACCCTGATAATCCATAAGCATGGTGTAAATCTGGCTTGCCGCAATGCAGTCTCCGCCAGGGGAATTGAGCCAAACTGTTACAGGACCACTTCCGGCAAATAGCTCATCGTGGAACATCTTAGGAGTCACATCATCGTCAAACCATGATGTTTCTGCGATTGTTCCATATAGCTCAAGAACTCTTTCATGACCTTCGTCCGTTCCTGCTTGGTTTTTCCAATTCCAGAACTTCTTCTGTTTCTTCATCAGAATCTGTCTCCTCCTTTTCTTTATTTGCATAAGCTGCCCCCGCATCATTTAGAGGCATCATATTGCCATTAACTAAATACAGATCACCGCCGAGTTCTGAAGGAATCCTGTCTAGGTCTTCCAACTCTCTGATATCATTTGCACTCATCCATCCGTTCTGCCTTGCTGTGGCATAACCGTTCATACGGCTTGCATAATCCCCTCGAAGGAGACCTTCCACATTCAGCTTAAAGAAGTAATCTTTCTTCTCCTCTTCTGATAGAAGTGTCTTAAAAAGTGCCTGCTCCCAACGGATGACCCAAGGGTCAAGAGTGTATTTCACGAACTCAAGTGACTGTTGCTCAATATTAGAAAAGCTCGACTTCTCAAGGTCACCGACCATATGTGGCGGTACTCTGAAAATTCGAGCTATCTCATTAATCTGAAATTTTCTTGTTTCCAAAAACTGTGCTTCATTTGGAGATATGGAAATCGGAGTATATTTAAGTCCTTCTTCCAATACAGCAACCTTGTGGCTGTTGGAACTACCACCGAAGGCTGCATTCCAACTATCTCTTACTTTCGCAGGATCTTTTAATGTCCCTGGATGTTCAAGCACACCAGAAGGTGCCGCTCCATTGGCATAAAACTTTGAACCATACTCCTCTGCGGCAATTGCAAGTCCTATCGCATTCTTGGCCATTGCTATCGGAGAATATCCAACCAAACCATCAAAGCCAAGACCAGGAACATGAAGCACATCGGAAGGGTCAAGCACAACCGTACTTCCTTCCATCGTTGGCGCATCATCACAGCTTTTTGTGTATCTGTAATAAAGGTGTCCCTTCTCATCACGATCCACACTCATTCGATCTGGCATGAGCGGATACAGTGCTATGACTTCCCCTTTGCCATTCCTTATAATCTGTGCATAGGCATTGCCCCACAGTAATAGGTGCGTCATAAGTGTTTCCCTAAAAATGAATGATGTCATTTCAGGATTTGGTTCATCATGCAAGAGTCTGAACAATGGGTGGTCGTAGGCTTTTTCCTTGCCACCGTCTGCGTTGTATCTGTATACATTAAGCGGCAGACTTGCGATAGCCTCTGATAAGATACGGACACAGGAATAAACTGCCGTCATCTGCATGGCACTTCGTTCATTCACTCTTTTGCCTGATGTTGAAGTTCCCATAAAAAAACTGTAGGCACTTCCTGATGTTCTGTTTGTAGGGGCATCTCGACCCTTAAAAATTCCACTAAATAATCCCATTTCAATCGTCTCCTAATTCTTGCATGAAAATACCCGGCATCTCTGCCGGGCACTCATGACTTATGTTACTGCTTCGATTAAGCCTTTCTAAGTAAGATGCTTCCTACATTTACCCAACGACCGCTTGGAGCAAGGTCGATGAATCCGCATCCCTGGAACTTATAAGTCTTACCAGCTGCAGTTGTTACGCTCTCAACGGCACAGTAGCTCATATGAGAAGCACCTCTAGTGCAACTAGAAGTAAGCACTACAGTAGAACCTGCAGGAAGGTCACAACACTTAGAGCCGTCAGCATAATATGCAGTAGTTGCATACTGAACTTTTCTCTTTCTCGTGCTAACCTTCACCCAAGAAGTACCGTTTGATGCATAATCCGCAAAATTAACAAGATTGTTATAATACTTCTTGTAAACACCCATAACCATCTTGTGATTTGGATCAAGTACTACAGCAGGAATATCATTTCCTTCCCAACCTGTTCCTGGTACGGTGCCTTCCACGAAGCACTCATTCTTTGTGATAGTAGCAATCTTGGTGTTTGTTGCAGTTCCTGCCCCATTGAAGCTGTACACAGGAATTGACTCACCTGATAAATTAATCTGCCATCCACTAACTGCCATTTCTATTTCCTCCTTAAATTAAATGATATTTATAACTAACTTGAATTGCTCCATACGATGTAGCGCTCCATCCATGTCTCATTTCAAGATTGTTATCAAAAAACAAGCAACCCTCTTGTGTCATAGACGCTTTCAGAAGTGTCATTTCCACAACGGATTGCTCTGTCGAGTGCCATGATACAGGCTATGGCACCGTCAATCTTCTCTGTACTTTTTGCTTTATCAGCCTTAATATTTCCGGCTGGGTCAGTACGAATAAAAATGTTATCCATATTCCAACGAAGAACCGGGTGTCCTCCGTGGGCAATCTTCTCTTCAAGAGTCAGTTTCATAAGTTCCTTTGTAGGTGGTGACATGGATGCAAATCCCTGTCCCATTGCCACTACATTGAAACCCATATTCTCAAGATTCTGCACCATTTGAACTGCTCCCCATCTATCGAATGCAATCTCACGGATGTTGTATTTCTCTCCAAGCTGTTCTATGAATTTTTCAATGAATCCATAATGAACAACATTTCCTTCCGTGGTTTGGATATAGCCTTGTCTCTCCCAAAGGTCATAATTCACATGATCCCTTCGGACTCGCAAATCAAGTGTTTCTTCCGGCAACCAAAAATAAGGAAGAACATAATACTTGTCATCCTCACTTTGTGGTGGGAACACAAGACAAAAGGATGTAAGGTCGGTTGTACTTGAAAGGTCAAGTCCTCCGTAACATACACGCCCTTCTAGTTCTTCCGGGTCAACTGGGAATGCACAAGCATCCCACTTATCCATTGGCATCCAACGGACAGCCTGTTTCACCCACTGATTAAGCCTTAGCTGACGGAAACTGTTCTCCTCTGCCGGATTCTGCTTTGCTGATTCACACGCTGCCACTACTTTTTCCATCTGAATGGTTTCTCCAAGAGATGGATTTGCTTTCTTCCATACGGTAGGATCTGTCCAATCATCCTCATCTGCCGCACCATATATAACTGGATAAAATGTTGGGTCTGTTTTTCTGCCTTCGATAATATCGAGTGCCTTCTGATGCAATTCGTAGCAGATGGAATTGGTATCATTTCCCGCTGTAGTGATAAGGAAATACAGTGGCTGTTCGCGGGCATCACCAGAGCCCTTGGTAAGTACGTCATATAGCTTTCTGTTTGGCTGTGCATGAACCTCATCAAGCACCAGTCCACTTACATTCAGACCGTGCTTAGTTCCAACTTCAGCTGACAACACTTGATAAAATCCATTATTGTAAAGATTATCAATTCGCTTGGTAGCACCCTTTATCTTGCTTCTCTTTTCAAGGGCAGGTGTCATTTCACACATAACCCTTCCAACATCGAAAACAATGGATGCCTGCTGCCTATCTGCAGCTGCACCGTACACTTCCGGGGATGCCTCTCCATCTCCAAACAGAAGATACAAAGCAATGGCAGCCGCAAGTTCTGACTTACCATTCTTCTTTGGAATTTCAACATATGCTGTTGTGAACTGTCTCTTCCCATTCGGTTTTAATATCCCAAATAAGTTCCTTATGATTTCTTCCTGCCAGGGCATCAATATGAAAGGCTTACCCGCCCACTTGCCTTTGGTATGGCAAAGGCACTGTATGAAGTTCACAACATAATCCGCTTGCTCTTCATCGTAATATGACCCTTCGGCCATAAACTTGGTGGGAACAAACTTCTTTTTTCTCTTTGCCACACTCATCTCTCCTTCCACGAAAAAAGGACTCCGAAGAGTCCCATTCCATAATCTATGTTTTTTTTCTATTTTCTGATTGCTACAAATCCGAACTGATCAAATAATGCATGAGGGTCAATCTGGTAGATTTCCCACCCTTCAACCTCTCCGATGTAGCTTTCCCCGCCAAGAAGGCTTTCAACCTTCAAGGCATGGCATCTTGTTTTGTTGTAGGAAAAAATAATCTCATTCATGGCAGCCTCCTAGCACATTCCGTCAAGTGCGTTGTATTCTTCAAGTTTTCTGTTGTACTCCTGTGCAATGCACTGTCTTCTGAATGCGTTCTTTTCGCATCTGCCCTTCTTGTAAAGGTCCTCAAGCTCTGCCTTTCTTCTCTTCAAAACCTCTATCTCATTTCCCTCTTCAATCTCGATTATGTCCTTCTCAAATCTTGTCATGGCTGTTGCCCTCCTTTGTTTTGTTGTACTATATATCACTCTAAATGCACATAATAGCAACGATTACCTGGGGCATATATTACACAAATATGTGTAAGTAAAATCCGGGAACAATTGTGTATATTTAGTATTTTGTACTTTTGTGTGCGTCAAGGTTCTTCAAAAACGCATCAACCTCTGCAAGGTCTGTAAGGAAATCCTCGTATGCACCAAGGCCGCTTTCTTTGATGATTCTGTAAGCACCCTGTCTTGTCTTAAGAACTCCCAGCTTGTTTTCTTTGGCAATCTTGCAAGCCTTCTTGGTAAGTTTTCCAAGGCTTTCGATTTCCTTGTCTGCTCCCTTTTCAAATCCGCTCTTGCATCCTGTTTTATCAATGTATCTCATGTCCGTTTCCTCCGCTTTCTATGTTTCCCTTTTGGTATGTACATATATCACTCTAAACGCACATAATAGCAAGTTAATAATCGAGAAAAGTGTAACTTTTTTTACTCCCCGGATGTTATGAAATGCACATATTCATCGGTGTTCGTATCGATAAAAGCTGCAAGTTCAGGACACTCCAGTTCCCTAGCAATTGCCCTTACCATTCCAAGGTCAAACATATTGCAAAGTGCTGTATCTCTGACCTTAATAATCTGATCCTTAATATGTTCTGGCATCGTATCACTCCTTCCTACTGCCTGGTATGCTGATGGATGGTATCAAGGATTTTTTCCTGCTCCTCCACATCAATTCCTATGCTCTCAAGTGCCTCTCTTGTTCCGCAGTCCGGGCAGATGGCTGTTACCCCATCTGCTCTGGAAAGTGCTGAAGGCTCTGAATAGATTCTTCCACAGTGTGGACATTTCTTTGGCTGTATTCTTTCATTAATCTTCATGGCATTCCCTCCTGCTTTTTTCTATTGCCTCAAACAAAATGTTCTCATCAAATTCAAATGCCCTGTACCCTTCAAGGCAGGTCTCGACATAATGGTAACTTGGTATACCAAGTTCTCTGTCCTCGTGCATGATGTACACATAGACCTTTCTCTGCCTTACCTTCCCGGTTCTGATTCCGACAATCGGCAGTTCCATTTCAGCTTTGTAATAAAAGCTTGGGAATCCTTCGTACCTGTCAAGAGCCGCCTCGTCAGCCTCTGTGGTTTCCCACACGGCCACAGGAACGCTCTCCCCTTCCTTTGGTTCGATTGTTAAATAAGATCCCGTCTTGCTCCCCTTAAAAAGGAGTTCATAATCCGGTACAACTGATGTTCCGATGATTCTTGCTCCCGGACATCGCATTTTCATTTGTCTGATGTTTAGGTTGCTGCCATAGGCAATGTAATATCTTTTCTGCATAATGCATCCATCCTTTCCGAAGGAAACACCCTTCTACCACCTTAAGACCGCCGAAGCGGTCATCCTTTTAAAGTGGCAGGAGACTATGCCCTTGCTGTTCTGAATGCTGTGTCTCCATCAAGTCTCTTTGTAAGAATCTCTCTTGCTGTTTTGAACTCGTCCCCGATGAACCCAAGTCTAAGGAGCCAAGTTCTCATTGCGTATTTTGGATTCTCGTTCTGCTGTGGCTTTGAGCTTGCGCTTCTTACTTCCTTTGCCATCTGGCTAAGTGCTAGGCAAAGCTGTATGTAGGCTTTAAGCTGTCCGGCATGGAGTCCGTTTAATTTTCCGTCTGCAGGTGCATCGAATTGGAAAAGTCTGAACTCGATTGTTCCCTTTGTGAAGGTTGCGTGGTAGTTAAGCATGTGGTATCGGCTGTCGTTATAATGTTGGCTTCTTCCGTAGTTGCAACCCTGTGAGCCGTACCAAATGTCTGCAAGCTGGCTCATTGTCTTTGGCTTTTTCTTGTTGACCTGCTTTAAGAACTCTGGGTCAACCGTTCTGCAATATCTGCTCATTCTTCTGTGGTCAAGGTCGAGTGCCTTTGCAATTAGGTCTTCGTGGCTTGCCATGATGTTTGCAAGGTTTCTCATGGTCTGTGGTGTGTGTCCCTTGGCTCCGATGTGAATGTGTACCCCGCATCCTCTTGTTGCATCCGATTTTGCTCCGGCGTGTCTTAACTGTCTTATAAGTTCCTGCAAGGTTTCCATGTCTGCGTAGGTAAGGATTGGTGTTACCAATTCGCATTTCTCACTGTCAATCCCGGCAATGCTCACATCCTTTTGGAATTTCCATTCCCTTCCCTGCTCGTCCCAAGCGCTCCAAGTGTAGTAGCCGTTTCTTTCTGCTGTGTTCTGATATCTGCCTGTTCCGAAAAACTTCGCTGCAAGCCTTGCTGCCTTTTCTCTTGTGATGCTGTTCATTTCGACCTCAACTCCGATGGTCTGCTTTTTCATTTCCTCGATCTGGTTTGTAATTTTCTCGTTCATTGTATGTACCTCCAAAAGTGTAATTCGTTTTTTGTTGTGTACATATATCACTCTAAAGCACACTAATTGGAATACCATTACTGGACAAAGATACACACTTTATATTGTGTATCTTTCCAGATGGTTATTACTCTTCAGAATCGGTGCAGACTGCCTTTCCCATCGCAAGTTCCGATACGATTTTTGCGTACCTGCTTTGCTCACTTCCTTCAGAAGATGCCATTGCCTTAAGGTAAAATTCCATCGCATCATCGCGGCTGTCCCAAGTCTCCTCATCGTTGTAGCAAATGACCTTGACGGTATCGAGTTTCTTGCAGGAGTCTTCTCCGTAAACAACCCCAAGGCAGCATCCGTTGTCCCAATGAACATGAATCGTTCCTGTGTCATCCACACTTGTGACCGTTCCCTTAAGTCCGGCTGTCATTTCAGTTCTGTATGGGTCTTCCATATGGATAAGTTCCACCCTTGACCCTTCTGGGTACTGCTCCTTAACTCGCTCCACTATTTTTCTATCCGGGAAATACATTACTGCTCGCCTCCCTTCTCTTTGTTCTTGAATGCTGATGAGCCTTCAAGTTTGGAAAGTAGGATTTTTCTGTCTGCCTTGAACTCATCCCCGATAAATCCAAGTCTTAAAAGGAAACACCTGAATGCGTATTTCTCATTCTCGTTTTCCTTTGCCTTGGAAGAAATTCTCTTCTGGTTCTTACTCATCTCGCAAATGGCTGATATGAACTTGGTGTAGGCAAGTGCCTCTTCCGGCTTTGCTTCTTCAAACCAAGGGAAGGAAATGTTCTCCTCATCAATTGAAAATCCAAGGTCTGCAATTCCAAGTGCCTTCCTTATCAAATCTCCTTTGGCATCCAGTAGGTTTGCAAGATTTCCAACCGCTACCTTTTCAAGTGGAATGGTAACCGTAAGTCCAATTGGCTCGTCTGCCCCCTTATTTGCCCCAATTTCGGCTTCTTTTGCCCCCATTTGGTTATCCTCCCATTCTGCAGGTGAAACCCCTGTGGCCAAAACACAGGCATCAATCACCCTTGCGCTTTCATCAATCCCGGCATCTCCAAGGAATGATAAGGTTCCGTCCTTTTCCACTCTGTATGCTCCGATTTCATAAGCTGCACTTGGCATTCCCATATACTTTGCTTTGCAGCCAAGCTCCTTCTCAATTGCTTTGACCATTGCCTTTCGGCTGTCTCCTGTTACATTAAAATGTAGTACCATGCTATGTACCTCCTTGTTTTTTGGTATGTACATATATCACTCTAAACCCCAGTAATAGCAACAATTATGTGCAATTACTGGGATAAAATAGTGACCTTAATTTTGACTCTCAAGTTGTGCATAATACATAATGCCTGAAAGCACAAAATAAACATTCGGAAGTGCCACACCATTGCCCCACATCTTATATTCTGCTGAATCAGCCTGTGGGTCTTTGAGCCATTTGATGATCTGTGAATCTGTCTTTGGCTTGGTTGCCTTTCCGATTGCATTAGCATGGACTTCAAAAACCTCTCTCCACTTTGCGATGTCCTCTTCAGTGGGTTCTTCTATTCCTAGTTCATCACACCACCAATCCGGGAATCCCTGCAGTCTTGCACATTCAGTCGGTGTAAGCCTACGCACGATATAATCCGTTTCAGTTTCATCATTTACAATCGGTGGATCTTTATAGTCGGTTGCCACAAGTGTATTTGCACACTCCTCATTTGCCTCTGTAAAGAAGGATGCCTTTGAGGATGAGAACTTTGGATGCGCCACACCACTTGCTCCCGCTGCCACAATGGTCGGTTCGACTTCCTCTTCTATCTGAAAGCTGAACTTTGCATTGTATCCCTGGTTCATAGCAGGTCTTCCAATTCCAAATGCAGGCTCTCCCACAAAGTTCTCTTCCGGATTCTTCATCATCTGACTGGATGGACCCTTGGGACCGTCATTGGCAGAAAGTGTGGCATGAACATCTGCAAATGCAACTGCGTGCTGCTCGGTTGCATTTAATGTGTACATGACCTCCGATTCCTTATATCCGTCTCCCTTATGGGAAGGTCTGCTGCCATTACCCTCAATAGCAACAACGGCCACACCACCCTGATTGCAAGTAGGATTTCCACCATTGGCATCAAGAGTTCGTGATGTGTCAGCCTCATAAAATCCACTGTTCGGATTATCCGACTTCATGGAATTACTGTTCTTTGCACAGATGCCAAATGCCCTCGGTTGGAATAAGGTCTGGTCATTGTTTGTACCAAGTGTTGCCGACAGGTCATCCTGTATTAAGGCACCCTTCCCACCACCTTCACATCCGCATCTGATTTTTAGTGTCTTTGGAGTCTGAACCACAAACGGCTGATTATTGCCACCCGTTCCAAAAGTAGAAAGAATGGTCTGCGATACCTCAAGGGGTCCTGTGTATCTGCTGTCCTGTGAGTGGTTCTCAAACATTAAACCGCCATTGCTTGTTTCTCCAAGGCTTTCTTTAGTACGGCAGGTAGTTCTTTGCCACGACTTGAAGCCCTGCGCAGAATACCCTGACAAGCCTTCGGACTCAAATAATATTTTTCCGGCACTCCCTCCATCAAAATCTGCGACAAGGTAGATACGTTGTCTTCTCTGGGGAACACCCCAATACTGAGCATCGAGGAGTCTCCATGCGATACTGAAGCCGTCTCCCATGATGCGTCCTGCGTTTTCCCATTTTGAAGGTTTAGATACAGACACTTGCTCGTCTTTGATTTTGCAGATTTCAGTAAGGACTGCCTTGAAGTCCTCACCCTTGTTTGAGGAGAATGCTCCTGGGACATTTTCCCAGACAATGTATCTTGGATATTTTCCATCTGTTGCCTCCCTCATTTCCTTAATGATTCTGATTGCTTCATAAAAAAGACTTGAACGTGAACCATCCAAGCCATCTCTTTTCCCCGCCATGCTCATGTCCTGACAGGGGCTTCCAAAAGTGATGATATCCACAGGCTCTACTTCTGAACCTTTAAGTTTGGATATGTCACCATAATGTTTCATATTAGGAAATCGAACCGTTGTGACCCTTACAGGAAATGGCTCAATCTCCGATGCCCATATAGGTGTGATACCAGCTAATGTTCCACCCAATGGAAAACCCCCGGAACCATCAAAGAGGCTACCGAGGGTTAATGTCTTTTTATTCTGTTGTTCCATCTCCAAAGTCAACCTCCTTTACAAGATCTGCATACATGAGCTTCTCTCCATTTCGGATGACATACACATTGGCTGCATCATCCGTATCCTCAACATATCTGCGAAGAATGACTGATGCATACTTTTCATCAAGTTCCATCGTATGGCAGATTCTGTTTGTCTGCTCACAAGTCATAAGCGTTGAACCACTGCCACCAAAGGTATCAATTACAATCGCATTCTCCTGACTTGAATTGCCGATAGGATATGCAAGCAAATCAAGTGGCTTACTTGTCGGATGGTTCTTGTTCTTCTTTGGCTTATCAAAATTCCAAATGGTGGTCTGACTTCTTCCGGCATTCTTACTCCAGTAGTGTTTTCCATTCTGAAGGAAACCATAAAGGACTGGTTCGTGCTGCCACTGATAATCACTGCGACCAAGCACCAATGAATTCTTTACCCAGATACAGCATCCTGCCAAATGAAATCCTGCATCAACAAATGCCTTTCTGAAGTTCAGTCCTTCTGTATCTGCATGGAATACATAAGCTGCACCACCCTTTTCAAGATGTGCGGCCATATTCTTGAATGCCGATAAAAGGAACTCATAGAACTTTTCATTTTCCATCTTATCGTTTTTGATTGATAATCCGTCAGAACTTTCAAAGGCTACATTATAAGGCGGGTCTGTAATAATAAGGTTGGCTTTCTTTCCGTCCATAAGGGTTGCTACATCCTCTTCCGAAGTTGCATCACCACACATAAGTCTGTGTCTGCCGACCACCCACACATCTCCCTTTTCTACAAAGGCTGCCTTCTCAAGCGCATCTGACAAATCAAAGTCATCATCCTGGGTGTCGGAAGTATCTGCACCTGCAAACAAATCCGAAATCTCATCTTCATTAAAACCTGTGAGCGAAACATCAAAGTCCATTCCTTCCAATGCTTCAATCTCAAGTCTCAAAAGTTCCTCATCCCATCCAGCATCCTGGGCATATCTGTTATCAGCAAGGATATATGCTTTCTTCTGTGCCTCGGTAAGATAATCAACAAGTACACAAGGCACTTCTGTGATTCCTTCTTCCTTTGCCGCCATCAGTCTTCCGTGTCCGGCTATTACATTTTTATCCTGATCAATGATGACAGGATTTACAAAACCGAACTCACGAAGAGACGAGCGCAGCTTATTGACCTGCTCCTGGGAATGAGTTCTTGCATTATTTACATATGGTATAAGCTCACTCACTTTTACCATCTGCATTTGTGTAGTTGTTTTACTCACTGCGTTACTCCTTCCATAAATTATTGTTTGTTCCTTGTCCTTAAGAGAATCTCCATCGGATCAGCATCAGCCAAATTGAAATCTGTCGAGCAGTTCTCCTTTACCACTTGGAAAATCTGATACCATATGGCATTGGTCTGCTTCATATACTGATTGGACATTGCTACATAAGGAGAGGCACAAGCAGCTCCTGTTGTAGGATGCTTTGCAAGGAAACCATAATCTGTGATTGCCTTTTCACACTGCTGCCATCTCGCTAAACACATAGCGAACTGTTCGAGCAGGTGATTGCTCACAAGTTTCTCGCATCCTCTTTCCTTAAGCCAGAGCCATGTTTCCTTAAACACTTCATCTGCAATAAGGACATCACCGTTTTTCTGAACGGCTGATAGGTAGTCTTTTGGATTTGGAACATCTGCTCCATCAAGATTTGCTCCCGTTGGCATTTCCATAACCTTCAGTTTTCTTCCGCCGGGATTTCCTGCTACTACCTTTTCAGTAAGAGCCTTGGATTTGCGTCCACTTCCCGGTCTCTGACCACCTCTTGCTGTACCATCTTTGGCCATTTTTTCTCACCTCGATTCTTCGGGTCCTTAATACCCCGTTTGATTTCGCAATTTTTCCACACGAAGGGGCGGCACCGTTGCCCTGAATTACTACCGTAGAGATTTAGACCGGGCCAGGTCATCCTGTCCCAGCCATCAAGGATTTATAATTATCAAATATGTTTTTCCAATAATTATTCTCCTTGGCTTTCTCTTCCCAATTAATAACGTAAGGCTCTGCCGACTGACACTTGAGGGAATTGCACACTCTATGTGCAAGCTGACAGTTATCCATTGAATGGTATCCACCCAAGGACAATGGTTCGATGTGATCTATAGTTCCACCCCAGTAATCATCAACGAACTTATCTTCATGAACAGGGAGACCGCAGATTTGACAGACACCACCGTCACGCTTAAAGACAGCTTCATAGGAAACTGTACCAACAGACTTTGTAGCAATCTGCTTTTCTCTTCGTTTCTTCTGTTCCTTCTGACCTTCCTTGTGTCTTGTGGTCTGATGCTCTTTCCTTCGCTCGTATTTATCTGCACAAGATTGGCAACAAAAAACAGAGCGGGGATTTCCACACTCTGTCTTAAACTCTGTATTACATTCTTTGCAGATAAAAACTTTAGGAATAAACTCCTCCGCCCATCTCTGCCTTTGAAGTCTTTTATTTCCTTCATAGCCACACTCTTTAGAACAATACTTTTGATGTGCAACATTCGCTTCAAATGGCTTATTGCACCATTCACATATCTTTGTAATCTTCTTTCTAGGCGGTTTTATTTTCTTTGGGTGTTCCTTTGAATAAGCTGCTCGCTGACATTCCGTAGAACAGAACCTTTTTCTGAAAGCATCTGGTTTCCAGAACGGCTCTCCACAATAATCACACTTGTAATATTTTCTTTGTGGATGTTCCTCATCTATGAAATCAGCAACTCTTGAATTATCCTTATTCATAAGAATCACTTCTCCTTCCGTGCCATCTGTCTCCTCGCTCGGCATGTATCTTTGCATGACATGACTTGCACAAGGAAATCAGATTGCTCCTGTCATGTGTGCCACCTTCTGCAAGAGGAATCTTGTGATGTACTTCTTCTACTTCAACAAGGACTCCCTTTTCGTAACAAACCTCACAGAAAGGATGAGTCTTAACATAACTGTCACGGATGCGTTTCCACGCACGACCATATCGTCTCCTAGTGTTAGGGTCTCGCTGGTACTTCTCGTAACGTCTGTTCTCTTCCTTCTGATGTTCCTCACAGAACCTACTCTCGGTCAGCTTGGGACATCCGGGATGGTGGCATGGGTGTTTCGCTTTTCTTGGCATTCTTCCTGCACCTCCACTGTCTTAATTTGTAACGAAGGATGTAAAAGCACTGTTCCAAATAACCAACTTTCCTATATCCCACTATTTCCACCTCCGTCTTTGCGGCATAATAAAAGCCCTCACAGTGGGGTTGCCACCATGAAGGCTTATGCCGATTTCTCATTTTCGCTTTTCGCTGATTATACAATATCACAAAGGACACCATTGCATTTAATTGCAAACCATAGCAATTTTCAAATTTATACAATTTTTTGGAAGAACCATTCTTCCGATTGCTTTGTTATGCCATCTCTGAACTGTGGTCGCATCCACATTTAACATATCAGCTATCCTTGGCCACGAGTAATTATGGATGTAGCGGTATTTAAGAACCATCTGATATTCGTTCTTGTCCACTTGGCTGATAACCTCTCGTATCTGCTGCTTTACCTCCAACAGCAAAGACATCTCGGTCATTATCTTTTCTTCCAGCTCCATCAATTTCTCAAGGGTGCGAACATATGGTGCATCGGTGTTTCTGCTTGCATTGAAATGCTCCTCAAAGCCGGGACTTGAAATTGTCTCTGCCATAAGCCTTAACTCTTCACATTCCAATGTGTCAGATTTAATTCTCTGATCTAATAAATAGGCTTGGTTTAAAAATTCCTTAACTGTCATGACTATCATCCTCCTCATCCAGTTTTGTGATAAGGAACTCTGGGTCAATATCAGTTAATGTAGAAAACCAACGGGAACGGAAGAAATTAAGACACTCGGATTTGGTAATCTCCGCATCCTTATTCCTTCTTCCCTTCTTCAATTTTTTATTTGCATCTCTATAATCCTTAACGGCCTGCAAAATGATTTCATTCGCAAGTCTCTCGTAAGGATCTAAGTTTGAATTACTGCTCATACCAGGTTCCTCCGATTTAATAAAGTAATTTCCCACGGATTGACTCTGATTGACTCGGTGCTGTTCGCACTCATTTACAGTTCTGCTCTGACTGCATCGATTAAGGCGGTCTGTGTATTGTCCTTTTGCCTTAAAGCCTTCATGACTCTTTCATCAATGCTGTCTTTTGCAATAATGTGCTGTACCACAACGGTTTTGGAACTCTGACCCTGTCTCCATAATCTCGCATTGGTCTGTTGGTAAAGTTCCAAAGACCAGGTAAGTCCAAACCACACAAGTGTTGAACCACCACTCTGAAGATTTAAGCCATGTCCTGCTGATGCCGGATGGATTAGTCCAACGGCATACTCACCTTTATTCCATTTCTCAATACTCTCGGCACTACCGATTTTGGAATATGGAACTTTTAACTTTTCAAGCAGCTTTACGATTCTTTCCAAATCGTGCTTATACCAATAAGCCACTAATATTGGATTTCCGTTTGCAGACTCAATAATGTCCTCTAAAGCATCCAATTTTCTGTCATGGATATGCATGGTATTTTCATCATCTGTATAAACGGCTCCATTTGCCATCTGTGACAGCTTATTTGAAAGTGCTGCCGCATTAGCTGCAGTTACCTCTCCTTCTGGCATCTGAATAATAAGGTCATTTTTCAGTTCATCGTATTTCTTCCTTTCCTTCTCATCGAGATACACGGGATACTCGTTTATGATGAGTTCCGGCATGGCAAGATGGTCGATGGCTTTCATGGAAATCGTAATATCTGAAATCCTTCTGTAGATTTCTTCCTCTGCACCAGGAAGTGCTTTATAGGAATACACGATATTTCCATTAAATCTGTCTGGTCTGAAAAATGCCGTTCTGTATCTTCCAATAAACTGAAATAATCTCTCACCCATATCAAGGCATCTGAATTCATAGTGAAGATCCATGAGACCGTTTGATGATGGTGTTCCTGTAAGTCCGATTACTCTCTTAAGCCTTGGACGAAGTTTCAGAAATGCCTTTGTTCTTTGTGATGCTGCCTTGAATGAAGAAAGTTCATCAAGGACTGCCATATCAAAATCAAGATATTTCTTATCCTGCTTTAAAAGCCAAGGAAGATTCTCTCTGTTTATAATGTAGATATCAGCATCTGCACTTAAAGCTGCCATTCTCTCTTTTGGAGTTCCAAGAACTACCGAATATTTCAGATTCTGCAAATGATCCCATTTCTTTATCTCATTCGGCCATGTGCTTCTTGCCACACGAAGGGGTGCGACCACTAGCACTTTCCTTATAAGGAACTCGTCATTTATTAACTTGTCGATTGCAGTCAGTGTAATGACTGTTTTGCCAAGACCCATATCAAGGATTGCCGCTGTAATGGGGTGTTCCAAAATATAGTCGATGGCATATTGCTGATAATCATGCGGATTGAATTGCATCAAGGATACCTCCTATCTGGTCTGCTTCATCAAGGACATATACCTTTAATCCAAGCGCCGATATTTGCTTATGTCTGTGGAGTTGTAATTTTCTTGGTTTCTTCCCCGGAGCCTTTACTTCCACAAAGCCGACCTTCCCATCAGGCATTAAAATAATGCGGTCAGGCCACCCTACTGTGCCGGAGTTCCACTTTTCACAAAGACCTCCACGCTTCTTTGTCTCTGTCACTAATTTTCTTTCGATGTAACTTTCACGCATCGCAAACCTCCATCAAATCTTTAAAACGTGACACCCATTTCAGTCATTTCCTAAAACCCCCTTATATAAAAATTTTTATATTTTTTTCTTATATAGGACTTTTTAGATATGACTGTAATGAGTGGCACAAAACACTAATTTCAAAATAGAAAAGTTTAGGAATTGACCTTCGTGAGCGTCACTTCCTCGCATTTTCCATAAAAGTTTCTTGTATTAACTGACACCGACTGTCACGAATCCAAAAAGTCCTGTCCTTCCTTAAGCTTTAGACCCACAATCATTCTGCCCGTGTTTCTTCTCTGCTTTCTGAACCCGGCTTTTTCCAAAGCACCATAAAAATCAGAGGTACTGCGGACATATTCGCCCGTCTGCATACACGCAAAACGGTACTGCTGATAAAGGTCTCCTGACTTTTCCTCAAAGGCAGGGTCCACATCGCAGTGATCCTCAATGAACTGCCCAAGCCAGTCATTGGCCTCACGATAGCGGTCTATTGCAGCCTGTACCACCTTTGGCAAATCTGTATGGAAGTTCGCATCGATAGATTTCTTTGCACCTTCGATAATCCATTTCATGATGGCAGGACCTGCCTGGTCATACAGATAGTCTGCATAGTTCTTGATGTCTGACTTCCCGGTAATCTTCGCATTAAATGGAATGACGATAAGTCTTCTCCAGATACCATCATCATTGGCACCAACCCTTGGAAGGTGATTCGTATAAAGCACGAGTGTATGCGAAGGCACGAAATGGAATGGATCCTTATACTTCTTCTCTGCCTGTATCTCATCAGTGGAGCAAAGCTGCTTTACGGTAGCAGTGTTTAATCTCACGCCTTCTTCCATCTCAGATGCAATGATGAGACGCTTGCCTTTAAGCTCTGCCATTTCAGGCTTTACATTTCTCTTGCATCCCATCGTGAGAGCCTCTGCCGATATCTTTCCTGCATAGCTTCCAAGCACACGGAAGATGGTATTCCAAAAGGTAGACTTACCATTGGCACCACCGCCATAAGCAATAATCATATGTTCCTGGTACACCTTACCGATTGCAGCCATACCGACTGTCATCTGCACATACTCGATAAGTTCTTTATCTGAACAAAAGAAGGTATCAAGTGCATCACTCCAAATCTGCTCTCCCTTGTCTCCCGGCGAGCAATTCGTAATCTTTGTGATGAGGTCTTCTGGATTATGTGGCAACTCTCCCGCCATACCCTTTTCAAGGTCAAATGTGGCATATGGTGTATTAAGAAGATTAGGGTCTTTATCCAACTCCGACACATCAATGGCGAGCATTGGCTTTGCTGCATTCTGAAAATTAACGATGTTCTTGTAATTGCGATAACGCAGTACGAACTTCAAATAAGTCTGAGCGCCCATAAGAGCAAACAACAGCCCCATCGAATTATCTGGCACAGCCTTTTCGAGCTGCTTACCACCCGACTTAACATTCTCTTCAGATACACCTGCACCGAGGAGTGCTTGTTCTGCAATCTCCACCTGTTCCCTCGCATCAGCAAGCTGAAGGTCAAGAAAATCCTCTGCCGCACCAAGTGCCATCTGTCTGTCCTCTCTCCAGCACTCACCATCAAAACGAAGGTAATCGGTAGCTGTTGTGTATTTAAGTTCAGAACCATACTCCTTTGCGAGAACCTTCGCTTCTCCGATGTCCGAATAATCCTCTGGCTTTAATCCGGCATCAAACTCTGCGTTGAATTCTTCTGGTGGAACATAGCCTTCCTGACTCTGTATCTTCTTTGCAAATCCAACCGCACTATTCCATATGGTCTTAAGTTCTCTGTCATCAAGAGGTGGGTCACACTTTGCTGCTCTTTCAAGAAAGAGGTCATGTGCCTTATCTGTGATTCCGAATTTCTTTAAGACCTTACCTGCGAACAAACTCAAAGTATTATTTCTGCTGCCTTCGAGAATGACACCTCCACCAGTCTGGTACTCTTCCTTTTCCACTGCCTCTTCGATGTAATCATCCTCATCGAGAGTCTCATCAATCTGAAGAAAGCCTTCATTCCAAATGATGTCATCAGCATCACAGGACGAACCGAAAAAGAATCTCGCAGCATCCATAGCGTTATCATCAAGAAATGGGAACTTCTTCTGAATTGCTCTTTTTACTGCTGCGTACATGGTCGAATCCTTGTATGGCTGACAAGGAAAATAAATATGCTGTCTTGGTTTTGCAGGCTTGCTTCCTTTAGGGAGCATATTATGACGGCTTGGAACAATGACATGATCTACATCTGCAAGCATCTCCGATAACTTCTCCGCTGTTATAAATTCAGCCGGATTATCAGTGTGGTCATTGTCGTTATCCATGAAGAAACCGTTCGCCTCCATGAAATTCTCATTACTTCTGTAATTGTTTTTGTACTTTGCACAAACATGGTCCTTCTCGATAGCCTCAACCATTTTTTCTTTGCTATCTACTACCACTTCATGCGGATATACACAGTTACTGGGAATGCCAGTACAATCTGCCGTATATAAAATAAGTTCCATTGTTTAGTCCTCCTCGTCTTTGCTAACTTCCTGGCATTCTTCCGTAAAATAACGAATCTTCATTTTCTTCTGCTTGGCCTTATCAATCTCTGCTGCCATTCCACTAGAGATGTTCTTTCCGAATACCCATAGCTGTTCACATCTGCCGAGGAACACCATATCCATAAAAAGTGCCAAGTCTCTTTCTGTCTTTTCAGACATAAACTGTGGCAACAATAAATGTGGTGCTAATGGAACTGCACCCTGGTCTACAGCAAAACGGCTATAGTCTCTTGCCCTTTGTGTATTCCCTTCGATGTCTCCTGAAAATGGAGAACAGATATAAACAAGCGGTCTCCACTTGTGAAGTTCCTTCTCTATTTCATTTACAGCCATCTGTGGTACTGGATCGTAGTAGCCTTCCGCGTTGTATTTACTTATTCCCATAGGACTTCTCTCCTTTCCTCAATTAGTAAGAACCGATGGTCTTCCGACAGCTATGTATTGGAATGACTCAAAACTGCTAATTTCAGGAGAGAAATTTTGAAAAAAGGCAAAAAAATAACACCGCCATGTTTTTTGCACATAGCAATGTCATTTTTAACATTCCAAATATTCCGTTGTTATTTTCCCACACCCGATGTTGTTCCCACATAGGGATGTGAAATTCAACATCAAATAATATGATGCTCCTTTAGTAAAGCCTCTACTGTTTCATATTTCTTTTTCTTACTCTCTGTCCGAGATAAGTATTGGTGTGTATAACTGACCTTTTTATTCATTTTCTATGAATGCCCAATGGAAAATGAATAGGGGCAAGGTGTATTTCAACCTTGCCCCTATGGGTCAGTATTCAGTTCAACAAATTGGAATTTGTTGCTCCGTCAAACTGAAAGTTTCAAGCGTTATAGACTTCCCACAAATATCTCTGCATCAATCGTCAAAGTTTTTAGCTTTTTGAAATCAATCTCAGTTTT